CCAGAGACTTTTTTATTAATACTCTATCATTGCTTATGGGTAAAGAAGAGGCATCTAAGCCTTATGTATCTGAACTATATAGATTAGTTTCTGGATTCTATAAAGATGGAGCAACCATACAGGATGCAATTAATCTTTCACTATATCAAGCACAACAAGAAAAATCTATACCAGAGTTTACAAACCGATTCAGTGGTATATTTAAACTGCAAGAACGTCGTGCTAAGGGTGAAGCGATTGATGTTCCAACTATTGCAGAGTATATAAAGTCCCAACAAAGACTAGGTGACATTCTTCGTCGCTCAGCATTGGGTGACTTAGCAAATGAAACATTTTTAAATACAGTTATGGCTACTGGTAAATCAGTAGATGAGAGCGTTGAAATTATTACTGATGTATTTGATTTAATTGATAATGCACCAGCCCCAGTTAAACAACAGATAGCGAAGACATTGCCAACAGCAACTAGGGCGCAACTTGCTCAAGCATTATTAACTGGCCCAGAGGGTGTAAAGCAATTAGAGCGTACGGTCAAGAAGGCTGGAGTAATTGCTGCGGGTGGTATGCAGGGAATTGAAGTAAGTGAAGCACTAGCATCTGACTTGGTTTCTAAGGGTCAGACATTCCAAACTGCAGGTCCACAATTCGGAAGAGTAGCGCAAATATTACCAGAGGCCCAAAGGTTAACATCATTTGAAACTGGCATAACCCCAACACAGGCTTACACAACAGAGCAAGCAGTGTCAGCAACATTTGACCAGAATGCTATTGAACTTCAAAGACTTGCAGATTTAGCAGAACGTGAAGGAGCAAGATTTTCCAGACGTTCTGGAGTAGCAGGTAGTAGGTCATTTGCTTCTCAAGCCAGAGGTATGATTTAAACAAATAGAATCCTATGTGAATCTATCGGCCTCACATAGCGTACTAGACCGATAGCAAGAGCCAGGCTGGTTCCCCGACCAGAATCTGAGGCTTGCGACTACAACGAATAGAAGGGTGGGTTGCTATGAGCAACAACTACTGGGATGAAGACGAAGACGACCTAGATACCGACAACAATGTGCAACTGGATGGAAGTGACTTACTTAAAAAGTTACGAAAAGCCAAGCGCAATGATGAGAAGCGTATCAAAGAACTCACTGAGCAACTTGAGGGATTATCCAAGGTGCAGCGTGAGCGTACAGTCAAAGAAGTCCTAGAAAAAAAGGGTGTCAACCTTAAAGCAGCAAGACTGGTTCTTAAGGATTTAGAGGATGTTAATGAAGAGACAGTTAATAACTGGCTTGACGATAACGCTGATTTATTCGGAATTACAGTTGCTACTGAGGAGCCTAAAGTAAGTGAGACAGATAAAGCAGCCTTAAGGCAGCAAGATGTAATCACTCAAAATGCTATGACCCCAGACCGAGCAGAAGACTTAAATCTTCGCATTGATAATGCAGATTCGATGGATGCATTATTGGATGTACTTCGCTCACAATAATTCCGTTCATAGTCACTTGGAGGTGACAAACAATGGCAACAGTAAACTATACTACTACAGGTAGTTCCTCTCTTGGAGGTACCGCTGGTGCTGCTGGTTTAGTTCAGAAGGCGTATGACCGTCTTCTTGAATTCGCCCTCCGTTCAGAACCCCTAATTCGTTCTGTAGCAGATAAGCGTCCAGCACGTCAAGCAATCCCAGGTTCAACAGTTGTTCTACAACGTTACGTTGACCTATCAACAGCGACAACTGCTTTAACTGAAAACGATGATGTCGATTCAGTAGCAATGTCAACACCAACCTCAGTAACCATTACTCTTGCAGAGTACGGTAACTCAGTATTGGTAACTCGTGCGTTGGAACTATTCAGCCTTGCTGATGTAGACCCAGCAATCGCAAACATTATTGCATTCAACCTTGCAGATTCTATTGACTCCGTAGCAATGACAACATTGCGTGGCGGTTCAAACGTAATCTACTCAGGTTCAACTGCAACTTCAACAGCAACAGTAACTGCTGCTGCTACAATTTCATCTGCTAACCTACGCAGAGCCGTTGCTAAACTACGTGCTAACAAAGCCGTTGGTCGCAAGGGTTCACTATACTGGACTGGTATTCACCCAGAGGTTTCACACGACCTTCGTGCAGAGACAGGTTCAGCAGGATGGCTACTTCCTAACCAATACGGTTCTTCACAAGACCGCATTTGGGCAGGAGAAATCGGAACTTACGAAGGTGCATACTTCGTAGAGTCCGCACGTTTGTACAACGCAACTGATGGTGCTTCATCTGCAAAGGTGTACCGCACAATCGTTTGTGGACAGCAAGCGTTGGCTGAGGCAGTTGCCGAAGAGCCACACGTAGTTATCGGACCAGTAGTTGACCGCTTGATGCGTCACCGCCCAATGGGTTGGTACGGCGTATTAGGATTTGCTCGCTACCGTGAAGAGGCACTATTTAGAATCGAATCAGGTTCATCAATCGCTTAGTTGATTGACGCTGTGGCAGGAGTAGAAATATTCCTGCTACGGAGTAAGTTCATTAAGGAGAACAATGGCAGATTTTATATTTACAACACCTAATGTACAAGAGGGACCATCGGGTAAACACCGCTTGTTCTACTTCTATAAAAGGAATGTTGGTGTTTCTGTGGTAAAACAGAATGGTTCATATAGAATCAGTCGCTACCCACTAGACCCAAGTGTGGAAACATATCAAGAGTTTTACATTGGTGGTCATAAACATATAGTTAATGATGCTACCAAAGCAGCACTAATCGCTGGTGGCATAGGAGTAACAGAAGCAAACTTCACAGCAGCATAAGGGGACATATGAAACACTGGGAACATCATCCAGTTGCAATTGATGGATGTTTTGGATGTAAAGGTTTAGGACTTCAGATGAACTCTGGAGATGCTAAAAGGGATATTTCAGATAAGAAGTGGACATCTGAATTGCAGGCTTATAGAGATGCAAGAGCACAAGGAATACAACCAGCAGGAACAACTATGCGTCACGTACAAGAAGCGCATAGGGCTTCAGAAGTGTTAGGTAAAGCGTATGATGCGGACACTATGCCTAAGACTAGAGATATAACCCCAAAAGCCGCAGCCGTAATGAAAGAGATAGGACAAATATAATGCCAAACGTAGACGGAAAGAAATTCCCATACACAGCAAAAGGTAAGGCTATGGCTAAGAAAGCAGCCAAGAAGTCAGCCAAGAAGATGGTTATGAAGAAAATGGGTAAGAAGAAGTAATATGGCTACCCCTAAACCAAAGCCTACTGTATTAAGAGGTAAGGCAGCAGTTGATGCATACCAAAAGTCAATATCTGATACAGGTATGGCTAAGGCTAATGCTGAGGCTAAAAAAGCAATTGAGAAAAAATACCCAGGAATGTATATACCTGAAACTCGTATTGCCCGTAGATTAGGGACAAGATAATAATGAAAAAAACAGCAACAAAGAAAAAGATTTCCAAAGTTATGAAAGAGTATAAGGCTGGAACTCTTAACATTGGTAAGTCAAAGAAAATGGTAAAGTCTAAGAAGCAGGCAGTTGCTATTGCCCTATCTCAGGCTGGAATGTCAAAGAAGAAAAAGTAATGTCATCGGGTCAACGCAAGCGTCACGACGGTTGGAATAAATCAATTATGCGAGACGGTGTAATTGTTATTCTCCGAAAGGACGGAACTGAAAAGGTCCGCCTTGACCCTAAGACAAAAGAAACAATTAAGGGGAACAAGTGAAGGATTCAAGATTAAAGAGAGCAGGAGTATCTGGTTTTAATAAACCAAAACGCACTCCTAATCATCCAACTAAGTCACACGTAGTAGTGGCTAAGTCAGGTGACCAAGTTAAGACTATTCGCTTTGGACAACAAGGCGTAACAGGTGATAAGAAACCAACTGCTAGACAGAAATCTTTCAAAGCACGTCATAGGGCTAACATTGCTAAAGGCAAAATGTCTGCAGCATATTGGGCGGATAAGGTGAAATGGTGAAAAAGAAAACAGCATTTTGGGACAAGAAGAATCCTAAGAAGACTTCTAAGAAATTAACACCAGCACAGAAGAGTGCTGCTAAGGCTAGGGCTAAGGCTGCAGGTAGACCTTATCCAAACTTAGTAGACAACGCAGCAGTATCACGTAAAAAGAAATAGGGGCATAGGGGACTATGAGTAAAAAAGATTCAGTAGCAGTTGTATGGTGTGACAACGGTATGGTTGATGGCAAGTTTATGCAAGGCGTAACAGATGTAATGTTAAAGTCTGGTGTAGAGTTTGCAACATCACTACGAAGTCAGGGCAACCAGATTGCTAGACAAAGACAGACAGTATTTGATTACTGGTTTGATAAGACTGATTACGAATGGCTACTATGGGTAGACTCAGATGTAGTAATTAGTCCAGAGAAGTTTAGATTATTATGGGATAACAAGGATGCTGAAAAGCGTCCAATTATTACTGGAATATATTTTACTACAGATAATCCAGAAGAACCTTTAATGATTCCAATGCCTACAATCTTTAACTTTATAGTTGGAGATGAGGGTGGATTTGGATTAACCAGAGTTCACCCAATGCCAGTAAATCAACTAATTAAGGTTGATGCGGCGGGTATGGGATTTGTATTAATGCACCGCAGTATCGTGCCAAAGGTTCGTGAAGTATCCCAAGACGGACAAATTTTTATGGAAATGGGTAGAGGAACTAAGTTTATAGGTGAAGATATATTCTTCTTTGCCCTATGCGATAAAGCAGAGATTCCACTATATGCTCATACTGGTGCATTAGCCCCACATATGAAGCGGTTCTCATTTGATGAACATTATTACAACGCATTCTTTGGTAAACCTAAGGAAGAGCCTAAGTCAAAACTTATCACCCCTGATAAGAAAATCATTACACCTAGATAGGATAAACAATGCCAACAGGTACCGCAGGTAGCACTCTATGTGCTGAATTAAATCGCCTAGCCAATGGTGGAACTTACCCAGCAATAACAGTATTTCTTGATGAACAAGGTGCTGCTAATAAATGGGCTAGTACATCAGGGCTTGGAATAATTGGAGCCTTAAATAAAAAGGCAAGTGCTGGTAGAGCACCTTCTGCTTATAAAGATTTAAATGGTATCTGTAATGAACTTGCTGGAACTACTGGCAAATCAGCAATTGACGCATTAAGGAGCATAGCCTCTTGACAACTACATTAACAGACTTAATCAATGAGGTTCAGATTAACCTTGCAGGGTATACTTACCAACAAGATAGAGCAACTCACTTAACTAGTGCAGTAACTACTCTAACATCACCATCTACATCTCCTACTGTATTATCTTTAGGCTCTACTGAAAACCTTGGTAAAGGTGTAGTTGAGATTGATGAAGAGTTGTTATGGGTAGATTCATTTGACCGTGTTGCTAACACAGCAACTGTATCTCCATATGGTCGTGGTTATCTAGGTACTACTGCTGCTACACACACAGCAGATACTAAGGTTACTATCTCACCTACATTTCCACGTTATGTAATTAAGAAGGCTATTAACGATACTATTAATGCTGCTGGCTCTACTATCTATGCTGCTAAAGTAACTACCTTTACATTCAATGCCGCTCAAACAACCTATGACTTTGATGATTTAAATATCCAGAACATTCTTACAATTATGTGGCAATCAGTTGGTCCATCTCAAGAGTGGCTTCCTGTTCGTCGCTGGTCTTGGGATTCTAAAGCATCTACCGTATTTGGTAATGCTGCTCAGACAGTAACCATTGGAGATTATATTACTCCAGGTAGAACTGTTAAAGTTGTATATTCTACAGACCCAGTTCCTTTTACAACCAATGCTCAAGACTTCTCAACACAAACTGGTTTGCCAGAATCCTGCAAAGATGTAATTGTTCTTGGCGCTTCTTATCGTTTGCTTACTTACCTTGACCCAGCACGTGCTGCACAGGTTAGCCCACAGGCAGATGAGACAGATAGCAAACGTCCTTATGGTGCTTCACAAACTGCAACAAAACAACTATACGCCCTATATACCCAACGCCTCAACGAGGAAACTCAGAGACAACAAACTCTGTATCCAATTCGAGTCCACTACA